TCAATGGACTTTGCCCATAAAGTTGATTTCCTGTTACATTCCATTGTGGATTGAAATACTTATCGTGTAAGATTTCTTTTGTATCAAATGCCCACATCACACCATAGTAAAGTTGATACCCTACTCTTGTAGGTGGGAATACGTTAATATCAGCTATGATTGCCATATACTGACTTGGAAGTGCAAACAATTCATAAGGTTTCCCTTGATTGTTTCCAGCTTCAATCATTTTTGCGTAAATGAAAGTGTTTCCTGTAATTAGTTTAAATCCACACCATTGTTCAACAAAATCACTCCAAGTATCTTCAACATTTGGATATTTAAGCAACTCGTTTAATCGTTGGTCGCCTGTATAAAGTTCGTATGCCTTTTTGTGTAATGTTTCTAGTTCTTTTAAGTTGATGTCTTTTTGTGCAGCCATTGATTTGTATTTCTTTGCAGCCTTTTCATCTACAACCTTATAAACATTGAATGGTGCTAATTTAGCTTTGTCAGTGATTAACTTAACTATTGAATAAACAATATCATTTGCTACATATCCATCATCAACAAAACTTTTAGAATCTCCGCCTTGCCAAGTTACAATACCTTTTTCTATTGCTATTTGCGAACTCAAAGGAATTGTTGGAAATAGTGTGTTAATCTTCTTTTTACTGAAGATGTCAAATAAACCCATATTATTAGAATTTAAACAAAGTTAAAGAAATTATACTAAAATACACTTACTGAAAATTTAGGTTTGGTTAAGTGAGTGAATACTGCATACCTTGAAGCATCCAAAGCATCATCATTTGCTTTGACAGGTTCTTCAATTACATTATCGTTTTTATCCTTTTTCCATTTGTAAGACATAAACTCTCTGCGTAGGTTTTGACTATGGAAATGTATATTTATAGGATAAGATTTCATCTTAACTATTCCTGCCCATACATCCTTTTGAGCAGGTTTAATATTAAATCCTTGTCGGTAAAGTTCTTCTATTGATTTGGGTTCAGCTGCATCTGCGTAGATTGTTGCTCGTTCAGGTACTTTTTCTTTTATCAATCTTGTTAAGTCGGATAATGTAAGACCGCTTTGATAAATTATTTCCTCAAAATAGTTTTCTCCTTCGTGATGTGTAACCTTTATAAGTGCAGCTGGGTGGACATAACCAAAGTCAAGACCATAGAATACATCTCCTTCGGGTGCGGTGTCGTAAAGTTTCCATTGGGTATAGATAAGTTCTTTTGCTGCACCTCTTTGCCCTAATCCGTAAACCTTCCACATAAAGTCATCAGGAAGGTTTTGATATTGCTCAATGTTTTTTATTTGTGATTCCGATAGGTTTGGTATGTTGTTTAGGTAGGTAGAATGGATGCGTTTGTTTTCAGGATTGTCAGCTATTTCATAAACCCAATTAACAAAATCAGCAGGATTCCAATCTAGGAAAACCTTGCCTGTGGTTCGCATTAGTAATTGGTCGTATAAAGTTCTTTTGATTAAGTTAGCCTCGTTGATGAATAGCACATCCCTTGCTGGTCCTCTTGCTTTGCTTTCATCTTCTAATCCAAATAGTTCAATGTAAGACCCATTTGGGTAAGTGTATATAAAATCGGAAAAGCTAAAGTCATTGTCTTGCCATAAACCCCAATTCTCCATTATGGATTTAAAATCTCTATAAACACCTCGTTTGATATGTGGAAGGGAATGCGAAACTATTGAAATCCTAGTCTTTGGATTGTTGTAGGCTATCTCAATTAATAACTGAACAATGGAATAAGACTTTGAACTCCTTGTGCCACCTTCATTGCAAATGACAGGATAATTGCCTTCGTATGCTCTTTTGTTGGCAAAGAATACAGGTGTTGCATTAATCTTCAATTGGTTTGCATCGGTCATCTTCTTGTATTACTATTTGAACGCTACCTTGAATGTTTGCGTTTATGTCGGTTGTTTGTTTTGCTCTGCCCTCTAGTCGGTCAAGTATCTCCTGATAAGCCTTTAAATCTCCTTTGAATGCCTTTTGTAGTACCATCATATCTAATTGCTCTGCAACTGTGAACTCCTCTTTTTCCCCTGTAATTGGGTTAGTTTTTACTTGCACTAATTCTAATAAACGCAAAAGCCTTGTCTTGCTATTTGGTATTCCTTTAGGGCGACCATTAGGGTTTCTTATCTCCCCTTTTTGTGCTGGTATTAAATTTTGTTCGTTTGCCATTTTCTCTAATCTCTTTCTTAATTAACTACAAAGTTACTCCGTTCTTCTTGATTATCAATGTTGGGTCTAGTTTCTTCATTCGGTCAACAATAACTTGGCAATACTTTGCATCAAGTTCCATACCATAGCATTTGCGTTTAAGTTGATGTGATGCAACCATTGTTGAACCACTACCAAGAAATAAATCTGCCACTAAATCATTATCCTTACCCCATTGATTAAAAAACCATTTTGCTAATTCAGTTGGCTTTTGTGTTGGGTGTACTCTTGTTTTTGTATCATCTTTATGCATTCCGTGATGTCCTGACCATAAAATTCTTGCAAGTAATCTTTTATGTTTTTGTTTTGACCAACATAATTCAAAAGTATTCCCACTTACCTTATCCATATTTTCATCACATCTTTTATCCCATACAACCCAGCTTCCTTCTATTCTATTTGGTATTAATTCCGCGAAATAATCTGCACCCCATATAAATATTTCTTTTGTATTATTAAAACAAGCAAAAATTGTATTAATTAATTCAGGAACAAAATCACTATGGTCTCCTTTAACTTTATCAAATCTTTCACCTGTTTTTTTATGATTTTTATCATTTGCAAACATTTGGTCATAGTTAGTATCTAAAAACATTCCATAAGGTGGGTCTGTATATACCATATCAGCCTTTTGTCCGTTCATTAGCTTTGCCACTTGGTCGCTATCTGTACTATCCCCACAAAGCAATCTATGTTCGCCTATCTCAAACAAATCCCCTAATACAATATCGGTTTCAGTTCCGCCATCAGGTACTGCAAAATCATCTTCTTCGGCTTCTAATACTTCAAAATCAGGTATTTCAAGTCCCCATTCTTTTATTTCGGTTTCGTTCCAATCAAAATTAATTGTTTCAAAATCCCAATTAATATTGGCTTTAGCTGAAGCGTTATCCGCAAGGGCTAATTCTCTACCTTGTTTTGAATCAAGGTCTATATCCATTCTTTTAACGGCTACAATTTGATTTCCTGTGGTTTCAACTACGATTATATCATCTAATCCTATTGCACCTGCATTTTCAATAGTTTTATTACCAGCTATTATTCGGTTATTTTTATCTATTAAAATTGACCGACCTGCACCAAATTTGCGTAGGGATTTTTCTATAAGTGAATTACCAAACTCACTTCCTTTGTTGTAGTTTTTGTTATCAGGTGTTAAATCCGATATTTTAATATTGCTCATATTTTAACATTTTACTTCCGTATGTATCAGTTTTATAATGACAATTAATACATAAAGTCCTGCCATTATTTATATCAAATCTTAATTCTTTGTATTTAGAAAATGGTTTTATATGGTCAGCTTGTAATTTACCACCTATTTTACCACAATGAATACAAGTGTAATTATCTCTTTCAAAAACGCTTTTTCTCCAAACTTTATATTCAGGTGATTTTCTAGCTAATTCAGTTTCGCTACTAATACCACCCTTCCAAAATATACTTTTTTCTCCACTTTTTTCAGGAAATTTCATACCTAATGTACCTCTTGGATGTTCTTTACCTTCCCACATTTTAATACCTTTATTCCATATTTTAATACCAATTTTAGCTTTAGACATTTTACTTTTTGTTTCATCACTTATTATCCTTTTTGCATAACACTGTTTTGAGCAAAACTTTGGTATTCTTGTTTTACAAGCCTTTATTGATGTAAATTCCTTATTGCAAGTTTTACAATTAAATGTCATTATCGGTTCTTTGTTGGTGTTCTTATAGATGCAGTTTGTGGTACTTCTTTACTTTTTAAGTTGTTTATGTCCAATTCTTTACTGCATTTATTACATTTAAAAGTATAGGTTTTAAGTTCACTATGCCAAATGTACCTTTCATTTAAAGTTCCACACTTGCAGTTATATTCTTTCTTTGAGAATGTATCTTTCATTATCCTTGTCTATTGTATGGTTTTGTTGGTTTGTCTTTCGGTCCGTTACTTTTTTTGTACTTACCTTTTTTTCTTGTGCCAAAGTTTACCTTTCCAGCTGCGTTAAGTTTCGCCATTATTTATACTTTTCAATTAATTCGTTTAGTTCAGTCCTTGACCATTTCTTTATCAGCCTGTGTTGGCTTTCTAGGTGTAAAACCATTCGTTCCCCTATCTTATCAATTAGGTTTCTTCTATAACCTATCAGGTGGAATTGGTCAAAGCCATTGCAGGATTTACATTCTCCGTTTACGTTGTATTCATCAAACCTTAAAGCAGAACTTCCCTTAACAGGAACGTAATGTCCAGCATCCATATATTCAAAATCCTTTACTTGACCGCAACTAATACAAGTAAAATATCCATCTTGACTATCTCTAGTCCTAATGTAGCGGTTAAATATTTGTTGAGCCTTTGCGGTTAATCTTGGAATTGATTGTAAAGCCATAATGCAAAACTATGAATTAACTTGTACACGAACAACTAAATGCTGGACTTAAATCGGTAAGGTCTTGTCCTGTAAATAAATCGTTTTGTGCGTAGTTTAGTAATTGTTTGTAGGTTATATCTCCAAAATATGTATGTCCTTTGCCTTTTGATTTGCTTAATTCCTCATCTTCAATCCATTCGGTTGCTAATTCAGGATATGACCTTAAAATATTTATAATTGCGTTTTTGCCTTTAAGGAAACATAAAGTGCAGTTTCCTAAAATAGCTGGTATTTCCAAAGTGTAAGGTTTTTTACTCCAATAGTCATTTACTTGTGCCTTATCAATACCTTGTTCGTATAAAGGGAATACAGGATAAATATATGCTTGTCGTTTCTCATATCCTTTAACCCTGCGTTCTTCATCTGCTCTAAATCCTACCATCCACTCATAATCTTGTTTACCATAATTTGCCCTTAACCATCTTTTAGCGGTTTTAATCTTTAGTTCAATGGTGCATTCTCTTTTAACTCGGTTGGGTATTAATCTCCATTTCTTATGTTCCAGCATACCTCTAAATCCCCCTTCATAACTTATCCTTGTTACAGGTATATTTTCGTGTGCCTCAAAGTCATTTATGAATTTATAAGTCTTTGGATGTTCCCTTCCTGTGTCAGCAAATAATACAATATCCCCTTCACGATAGTTCATTATTGTCATTAATGCACTTGTTTTGCCACCGCTAAAATTTATTACTCTTTTCATTTTATTGTTCTAAATATTATAATTCGGTCTTGGAAGGTAAATCGTTTCTTATTTACAGGGTTTAGGGATTGTTTGATTTGGTATTCATTTACACCTGTTACTCTATGTGCGTAGGATATTGATTTAAATATTGTTTCTTGTTTGTTGTCTAGGTATATCATTCTCACTTTTTGTGCGTTTTCTGCTCCGTTCATAAAATTAAAGTCAATTGTTTTTTTAGGTCTAATTCATCCATAACATCATTTAAATCAATCACATCAATTTCATATAGGTCTGCTTTTGTTTCAAATGTTGTTCCATTACTTCTTTCTCGTATTGTTCCTTTTGGATATAGCCTTCTTTTGTTAATAAATTCTTGTTTTGTTATCCAACCGCAAATAGTAAGTACTTTATTTAGTTTGTTATAACTGCAAAATATGTAACCTTCAGGATTAAAGTAGTCTTGTAATGCAATAAAGTTATTTGTATAGTTTGGTTTTACGCTTGTAGTTCTGCCCATTGTTTTTACATCTAAACTAATTGAGCCAAAAATATTAGTGTAAACTATATCAATTCCATTATCAAAACCATCGTTTCCGTTTATATATTCTAATTGGAATAATTCCATTACAACACATTGTCCAATAATACCTGTCAGTTGTTGTTCTTTATTACCATTTGCAGTATATCTCTGACCAAAATTATAATTATCTATTTGCTTTTCGCAATGTTTTATAATGCTATTTTTTACTTGAATGTCAAACATTATTTTATTAATCGTTTTAGTTCGTAGTAAATGTCAAATGTTACCAATATGGTAATAGCTAGGATAAATCCTATAAATATCCTTGTAAACTCAATTGTTAATTTAAATAGTTCTTTCATAGTTGGTTATTAAAGTGCATCATTAATGAATATTTTTTGCATTGTTGTCGCATAGTCTCCTCATCTATTAACATATCCTGTGGTCGTTTAGAATCAGCTAAAAATACTGCCCTTACTTTGGCTTTAATAGTTTCGCCTTGTTCCTTTGATATTTTAATTTGACGTCGTTTCCATAAATAGTCAAATACTTGATGGTTTAAAAACCGCCAATTCTTTTGCTCGGATTTGTTC